CGCCGAAGAGAAGGCGGAAACCTCCGACATGGGAGAGAACAGCGAGAAGAACGAGATTTTCAGGAATGCGCGAGAGGAGATGCGGGCAAACGGAGAGGATTCCTATGACGTTAGTTTTCATGTGGATTTCGTTTTTCAGTCAACGGAACAGAAAGAGGACTTCTTGAAAAAGGCGGGATTGGAAACGCGGTACGGATTGTTTGGCAACGGATTGGAGTTGGCGAAGAAGATGGGGATAGAACTCATACCGTCCAACAGCAAGATATTCAATCCTCGTCGCGTGGAGAAACGCCTTGACGCAATGGCTATGGATGTGGAGAAGGTTGGCGGAGTTCCTTTGCCGACCGACGACGCGCAAGGTGGCGAATCTGACGATGAGTCCGATGAAGCCGAATAAAAAACAACAAGGCATAAAAAGAAAGTGAGCAACTGAAAAATGGCAAAGAGCAAGTTGGGCGATGTGGTTAAAATGACCGCAAAGAAAGTCAAGGGATATTGGAACGCGAAGACGATTAAGTCTCATGGGTCGATTACTTCGCGTGGCAAGGGTACTGTCACCCGTACTGATGCCAACGGGAATGCCTACACGTTCAAGGGCAACAAGGTTGTCGGTTATCAGTACAAGGGCGGCGGTTCGTCCTCGGGTGCGAAGAAGGGCGGCAAGGGCGGCAACCCTCGCGGTCACTAACGAGATTGGTGGTTGAAGTTGGCTATCAAGGCGCGTAATATGAAGCGTGGTTCTGCCTCTGCTGGCAAAGGCAGAAAAGGCGGAAATCCGCGTGGTCATTGATGCGTCGTCTTGTTTACACGGCTATGGCGGTGATACCAATGCTCGGACATCGCCGTGCCGTGTTTTTCTTTATGGTCATGTAGTTGGTTTACGGCAATGCGTTCTGGGAAGGTTCGCGTTGCGGTGTTGGTCTGAAAAATTAAACGGGAGGTTTTTCAATGCTGGCGTTGCCGAAGTTCAGCACCAAGGAAACGGATGCCCTTTGCAGGGAGGTTTCAAAAAAGTCGAACGGCGTTTGCTTTCTCGGATTCAGCCGTGGAAAGGACAGCGTTTGCGCATGGTTGCAGTTGCGCAAGTATTTCAAGCACGTCATACCGTTTCATTGTTGCCTCGTTCCGCACTTGCGGTTTGCCGACGAGATACTGAAATACTACGAGTATCAGTTCGAGACGAAGATAGTGCGTATGCAAGACTCCGCGCTTCATGCCGACATTCGCAGAATGGTTTACCAACTGCCAGAATACGACGAGGAGGTTGACAACGCGGGATTCTTCGACTATGACAAGCACGACATAATGGACTTGTTGAGGAAGGTGTACGGGCTTCCTAACGCATGGTGCGCGTTTGGAATAAACGCATCTGACAGTCTTGAACGCAGGATTTACGTCACGAACATCAAGGGTAGAAACCCACAGCACAAGACGTTCTATCCGTGCTATGACTGGCCGCACGAGGAGATTTTGAAGACGGTGGAGGATTCGGGGATGTTGCTATCGCCTGAATACAAATGCTCGAACCGAACTATGGCGGGCCCTCCGCAGACCTATTGGCTTGACCCGATGAGAAAGGTTTTTCCCGAAGACTTCAAGAGGTTGCAGACATTCTACCCCCTTTGCATGAGCGTGGTCGCACGTATGGATTTCAGAAAGGAGAACAATGAAAGAGCAGAAAAGCAAGGGTAAGGACACTTCCGTGATGCACGAGCGGACGGGGAAGAAGGGAAACGGCACTCTTACCAAAATTCCCTACGGTCACAAACTCGGCAAGGAAGACATACCAACGATTATGGAAGGTCTTAGGCGGTACAAGCCGATTGTCGGCATAGCGGACTACCTTGACTGCCCGTATTCGCAGTTGTTGAAATTCATACATGAGCATCCCGAACTGAGCGAGGCGAAGCACCGCGCTATGGAGGGGCGGCTTGACATTGCCGAGTCGAAACTGATGGAAAGCATCGTCGAGGGCAACATGAACTCCATCTTCTACTTCCTTGACCGCATGGGGCGCAACCGTGGCTACGGTCAGCATCAGGAAGTCGAAGCGAACGTAAAGGAGTCCGCGCCGCGCATCGTCATCGGCACTATCGGGCGCGAACGGATAGAGGCGGCGAAGAAGGCGGCGGAAGAGGCGACGAAGGCGGCGAAGGCGGGTATGCCCGACGACGAGGGCGCGGCGGACGGGGGCGCGTCGTGAAGTGCGTCTACTATGCCGTAGAGCGGACGTTCTACTTTCTTGAGGAACTGCTGGACATCCTCTATGACCATTGCTACGCGGTGCGCCATTGGGCGATGGAAAAGCAAGAACGCTCGTCGTGGGTGCGTCCGATTCACGCGGACTGAATTTGGGTTTTGCGTAGCATGAGAAAGCCAAGGTTGCAGATTATCCGTGGACTGCCAGGAAGCGGCAAGTCAACCTACGCGCACAAGCATTGGCCGAACCTTCTCAAATTGGAGTTCGACTACTACTGTATGCGCGGCGGCGTGTACGAGTGGGGCGTGAAGCGGAACGAGGAAGGTCAGCGGTGGCTTTTCAACGCGATTACTTCCGTCATGGCGCAAGGCATTGATTTCGTCGTATGCGGTGTGTTTTCGGGCAATGCCGAGGACATGGGGCGCGTCCTCAAGGCGGCGGAGGCATTCGGCTACGAGGTGAGGGTCAGGACGCTGACGGGGAATTTCGGAAACATCCACGGTTGCCGAGAGGAAGACCTCGTTCGTATGCGCGAGGGGTTCAAGGAAACGGACGCGCTGTTGGAGCGCATGTCGGGCATTGGTGTTGGCGACATGCCGACGGAGTATGCCGTCGCGCCGATGGTGGACTGACATTGAAGCGCAAAGTGCGATGATTAACCTATCCACAGGGCGCGATTTCGAGGACGAGGAAGAGGAAGGTTCGGGCGACATTACCGAACACGCCTTTTTCGCCCCCGCGTTCTATGAGGCGTGGGACGATTGGATAACGGGGACTTACACGACCCCCGACGGCGTGGTTCACACGTTGCGCGAGATGATTCTTGCGGGCGGGCGCGGCTCTACCAAGTCATCCTTTGCGGCGGCGGCGATAGTCCTTGCGCTTGAGCGCGACTGGCAAGAGGCGGAAGACCGCAAGTACGGGCGCAACGGCATGGGTCTCGGCCCGCTCGGCAACATCCCCGACAAGAAGTGGTATCGCCACCTCACGAACGCCATTGTCTACCGCAAGGTCGCCGCCACGCTTGCCGATTCCGTCTACAACCAGTTCGCGCAGACGATGGGCGACTACATGGGCGAAGCGATAATGAACCATTGGAAGTTCAAGAAATCGCCGCTCTGCATCGTCAACGAGTTGTCGGGTCAGGTCATCATGTTCCGTGGTTTGGACGACCCGCTGAAGTCGAAGTCCATCAAGCCGCCGAAGGGTTATTTCAGATACCTATGGCTTGAGGAATGGGCGGAGTTCGACGGCATGGAAGAGGTGCGTTCCGTGCGTCAGTCCATTCTGCGCGGCGGTAAGAAGATGCAGTCCATCTACTCCTACAACCCGCCCGAAACCTCGTCGAACTGGGTCAACGAGGAAGCGGAGCGCGTGGTGGAGGGGCGCAAACTCTACAAGTCCGACTACCTATCCGTGCCGAAGGAATGGCTCGGCGACGACTTCTGCATCGAGGCGGAGAACCTCAAGAAGCAGAACTACCGCGCCTACCGCCACGAGTACCTCGGCGAAGTGACGGGGACGGGCGGCTCTATCTTCCCGAACGTGCTGGACGTGCGCATCACGGACGAGGAGATAGCGCGGTTCGACAAGTTGCGCTACGGGTGCGACTTCGGCTTTTCGCTTGACCCAAGCGCGTGTACCTTCATGCACCTTGACTCCACGCGGAAGGTGCTTTGGATATTCGACGAGATTTACGAGCGGGGTCTGACCAACGAGAAGTTGGCGAAGAAGATTTTGGAGAAGGTGCGTTCGCACGACTGGGTGATGTGCGATTCCGCCGAACCGAAATCAATAGCGGAACTAAACGGATGTGGCGTGAACGCGCTCGGCGCAAAGAAGGGCCCTGACTCTATAGACTACGGTATAAAGTGGTTGGCATCCCTATGGTTCATCAAGATAGACCGAGTGCGTTGCCCGAACACCTATAACGAGTTCCGCAAGTACGAGTTCGAGAAGGACAAGAGCGGGAACTTCATATCGCGCTACCCCGACCATGACAACCATGCTATAGACAGCGCACGTTATGGGCTGGAGAACGACATGATTCACGGCGGTCTGTTCTGATACCGTGATTTTTACCTAACGGCTATCCTCGGAAAGGTGTATGCTTATGTTCGGAAAACTGTTTGGCAAAGGCGGCAAGGAGAAGCCGCTTGAAGAGGTGAAGGTGGAGAAGCGCGAGAAGTCCGCGATGGCGCGTATACGCGAGAACCGCGCCTTGAACGGACGCGCCTCGTTCCGCAAGGAGTTCGACGCGGAAGCCGCGCTGAAGCGGATATTCCCTCGGCAGGGCGTTGGCAGTCAGAAGGGTATTCGCATTGGCGGCGGTGGCGCGGCGTTGTCGCCGAGGGGCGTTGCGCCGAAGGGGACGGTTGCGGCGGACTCGGCGGAGGGCGCGGAGGGGGCGCGAGAGGAGTACCGCCGCGAACAGTTGGAATACTTCAACCCGCTGACGAGGTGGGGGATGGACGAGAAGGTTCTTGAACTGTACGAGAGCCGTGTCTTCATCGGCTACCCCGCGATGGCTCAGATTGCGAAGCACGAAATCGTGTGCGGTTGCCTTGACATTCCCGCGAAGGACGCGATAGCGAAGGGGTACACGATTGACATTGCCAACAAGGACGGCGTTGACGAAAAGAACGCCGACATGGTGCGCAAGATTCTGAAGGTGGCGGACGGAGAGCATCGGATTTCCGACGTGTGCCGACAGTTGTGCTTTCAGAAGCGCGAGTTCGGCGTGGCCTACGCGATACCGATTTTCAAGTACGAGGAGCGGCACGATTACAGCCGCCCGTTCAACCCCGACGGGATAGCGAAGGACTCCTTTATCGGCATGAAGTGCATCGAGCCGATATGGATGTCTTGGGAGTTCAAGGAGAACGACGCGAACAACCCGCTGGCGTTTTCCTTCTACGAGCCAGAGTGGTATCGGGTGCAGGGGAACGAGCGCATACACAAGTCGTGGGTCGTGAAGGTGATACACGTTCCCGTGTCCGACTTGAACAAGCCGACGTATTACTTCGGCGGCATGTCGCTGACGCAGATGATATACGAGCGGATGTACTGCGCGGACAAGTGCGCGAACGAAGCCCCGATGCTCGTTATGACGAAGCGGCTTTTGGTCGCGGACGCGAACGTGCAGGCGATGCTTTCGGACGATTCCGTGGCGAAGAAGACGATGGAATCGCTCAACTACTTCCGCGACAACTTCAGCGTGTTCTTCAAGAACCCGAACACGCAGGTGAACCAGATAGACACGTCGCTTGAGGGGGTGGCGCAGACGGGCATGACGATGTACCAGTTGTGCGCGGCGATTGCGGGTATGCCCGTGACGAAGTTGATGAAGAACGTGCCGACGGGACTCCAAAGCACGGGCGACTACGAGATGGCAGACTACCACGAGTTGCTGACGGAGATACAGGAGCATGACTACAAGCCGCTCATGGCGATGTACTTCAAGTGCCTCACGAAGTCCATGTTCGGCAAGGTGATAGACGTGACGGTGAAGTTCAATCCGCTTGACACGCCGAAGCGTAGCGAGATAATCCAGGAAGAGTCCTCGCTGGCGTCCACGATGTCAACGTACTTGAACGCGAACGTGCTGACGATAGAGGAGGCGCGTGAGGTACTCCGCAAGAGGAAGGACGGACTGTTTTCGGGCATCAGCAAGGAACTCCCCGAAATGTTGGAGAAGCGGAAGCAGACGGAACTCGCGCAACTCGACCAGCAGATACAGCAGGCGCAACAGCCGCAGAACCCGATGGGCGGGGAGGGCGGCATGGGCGGCGAAGCACCCGAAGCAGACCCGAACGCGCAGGAGGAGGAGCGGCTGACGGCGCAGGCGGTGGCGGAGGCGGAGCGGGCGGCGAACGGCGGCGGCGAAGAGGGCGGCGAAGTCGAAGGCGAAGGCGAGGGCGGGGAAGAGAACCCCGAAGGTCAGAACCGAGAAGGCGAAGAGGAAAACGCCGTGGCGTGAATTTAGGCAAGCGTCCCCCGCCGTTCCGTTGGTGGTGTTCTGAACGGGCGGCGCGGCGGGGGCGTGAGCCGAGCGGTTGCGCGGCGTTATGGATAGGAGGCAATGGATGCCCGTGGCTCGATGCGCTACGGGCATTTGCTTTTGTGCCTTTTGTTGAACATTTATAAAACGCACAATTTGCCCCCTTGCGCGGTAGAGGCGATATTTGGTATATTATTGGCGTCGGCGGGGGAAAGGCGAGGTCAAGGTGACGACAGCGACCCCTAACGGCAGAAAGAAGAAAACGATGGAGAAGGTGACGGTAGAAGAGTTGGCGGAATGCTTCAACGGCGGGCAGTACGCTTGCCTTGGGGAACTTTGGAAAGAACACGAGAAGACGTGCAAGGGCGCGTTCATGGGCGAGGACATCAACAAGGGAAGCCCCGAATACCAGGCGACGCTTGCGGCGTTTGACGCGGTGAACAATCCTCGCCTTGAGTTGGTTCGTGCGGTTCGTCTTGCCTTCGGTGTGGAATGGGAGTTTGTCTATGACGATTTCCCGAAGGTGCGGTTCAGCGTCAGCCCGTGGGATTGGGCGAAGAACGCGCCCATGCGCAAGTTGCTGAATGTCGGCTAATGGTGAAAGGGGGTTATGAAAATGAGCGCGGAAGTCAAGAAAATCAGTTGGTCGGATTTGGTGAGCGTTATGATGGCGCACACGTCCAAGGTTCACTATGTCAACGACGTTCGCCCCGTGAGGGCGGTCGTCGTCTTTGACCCCGACAAGAGCAAGTGGAAGAAGCGCGAAGGCGGCTACCCGCTCGAAGCGCGTTCCTACTCGGTGAGTTCTGAGGACAAGTTTTGGCACGGCGAGTGCGGGGGCAGTTCTCTTTTCGCCTATTGCCTTGACAAGAACGAATGCGATTCTATGGGGGTTCGGCTCGATTGGTATTTGGATGATTGGGTCATTGACTACTGCTACATTACCGACGAGGGCGGCATTGCGGACGACGGCAACGGAAAGGGGGTGGCGAAATGATGACGGAGAACGGGGTCAGCACGACGAAGGAGCGCGGCACGGAGCGGTATGAGGCGTTCCGTTGCGCGGGTCGCATGTGCTATCAATACGATTACAGGCATACGGACGGTTCGCTGTTCTCGTGCGTCAAGGGGACGCTCGACGATTGCCGCGCCGCCCGCGACAAGTGGCTCAAGGGAAAGGGGGAATAAAATCATGGACTGCTCAAGGTGCATGGCGAAGGAATGCCACGGCAAGGACGAACACGGGCATTGCGACGATTGCGAGACGGTTGAGGACATTACGGACATCCTCAAGACGGTGTTCGACGCATACGACACGCTGTTGTCGCCGTATGTGGCGAACGGTCAGAAGCCGCTTGACTACTTCGGGTTCAACTATGCGAGGAACATGTTGCGCGAAGATTTCAAGCGGAAGTTGGAAGGGGTCAACGAGCGCATCCTTGGGATTGCGCGGGAAGCGGCGAACTGAAAGAGACTGAAAAAAAAACAAACGGAGGTAATTGAAAATGAACGGCAAGAAGAAGAACGGAAAGAGCGGCATTGACATTATGCTCGACATTACGCTGATTGTGACATTCATCACGGTCATAACGCTTGCGCTGTATGTGTCGTGGCATATCAAGAAGGCGCATGAGCGGGATGCGGAATACGAGCGGGAGTACCCGAAAATCCTTGAGGAGGTGAAGTCGGGACACGCGAACGGGGTAGACCACGAGGACAACCTATCCGTGCTGAAGGAGCGCGGCGAGTTGGAAGAGTGGCGCGACAAGAGCGGGAGTTATCGGATGTGGGCGATAGGCATTGTCGCCGAGACGCTTTGGCGCGAGGCGCGAGGCGAAGGGAAGGCGGGCATCCGCGCCGTGGCAAGCGTGGTGTGGAATCGGTCGCGTGAGCGGCAGTTGCGTCCCGAAAAGGTGTGCTTGCAGAAGGCGCAGTTCTCGTGTTGGAACGGCGTGGCAATCCCGTTGCCGACGGACATTTGGAAGAAGACGGGGGAGAAGACGCACGGGAGCGGGTTTCGCATTTGGAGGTACTGCGTGGGTTGCGCGGAGCGAATCGTGGACGGCACGTTCGTCCCGACGGTATCGGCAAACCACTACTACAATCCGCGCATGTGCCGCCCGAAGTGGGGAAAGAGCATGAGGGGCGCGGTGAAGATTGGGCGGCATAGGTTCGGCAGTATCTGAAAAAACAACGCGAAATGTAGGTTAATAATTGGCACAAAATACCCTATTGAAGGTAGAGGTGATAATATGCTATAATAGTGCCGTCAAGAGGGGAAAGGGACTTGCGATGTGCGGGTCGCCCCGAATGGCAGAAAGAAAGAAGGTCAAAAGATGATTATTGATGCGATATTGGATAGGAAGGACGGCGACGAATACACCGCCGAGGAAATGCGCTACATGTACGACCAGGCGACGTTCTTCGGGCATGTTGAACTTGCGCGGGCGTTGGACGGCGGCGACAATGCGCATATTGTTGAGGAACTGTGCAAGTACATTGACAACGAGGAGTATAACCCCGAAATCAAAAAGTACGTGCGTTCTGTCGATTGGGTGGCGGCATAATCGGGAAGGGAGGGACTTGAAAATGAGATACTTGAATCTTGAGAAGGGTGACAAGGCGTGGATGCTCGTGTGGCGCGGGAATTGCTATGCCAAGGTTTTGGTGACGGTCAGCGCGAAGCGTGTATCACGGCTGGGGACTGTCACGTTCTATGTCAAGAACTGCCTCGGCAAGAAGGTGGATTGCACGTTTCACGGGTACGGCGGTCAGAACTTCAAGACGTGGCGCGATGCGGTGTGGTGCAGTCATGCCAAAATGCTGTGCGACAGCGAGAAGGAAGCGGAGCGCATTATCAAGGCAAGCAAGGAGGGCTGAAAAATGGAAGCGTTCAAGGTTGGCGATGTCATTGTGAGAACAAGCGACGGGATGAAGTTCCAAGTCGATGAGATTGGCGACAACTATGCGGGCATGGAGGGTGAGGTTTGGATTGGCGCGAGGGCGGTGAACCCCCGCCTCGTGCCGACGGCCCGCGAGTACCTTTTTTACCCGATTTCGTTTTTTGCCGAGTTCGTCAAGAAAGGGGGTATCTGAAAATGGGCGAGGCGAAGAAACGGCGGGCGGCGATTTTGGCGCGGCTGGACACGGCGCAGGCAAGCGGGGAACTGGCGGGCGTTGTCGGCACGATGACAATGGCGACGGTCACGCCCGACATGCTTGCGAGGGTCAACGCGCTGATGGAAGCGTGGGTGGCCGAGGGCAAGGGCAAGTTGTCGCCTTCCAAGGCGTTGAAGAAGTTGCTCAATGCCCAGGCGCGTGGTTGCCCGCTGATTATGACGGCTTGCGCGGACTGCCCGAAGGTTCGGGAATGTCCGCTTATGGCGGATGACGGAAACGACGACGATAACGACTGACAAGGAAGGTTGGAAACAAAAATGAGCGAGTGTAAAGAGTTCTATGTGATGAAGCGGAAGCAACTCGAAGAGATGACCAAGCATTTCCTCGGATTGCGCAAGAACAGCGTCGTCTACAGCGATGACCCGTACATGAAGGGGCTGTATGACGGATTCACGGACGCGATGAAACTGCTGGGGCTTCGCGTGGTGAAGGTGGACGGCGTGGACGCGGTGCGACCGCAGTTCCGTCAGACAACGGGAAGCATTTGGTGGTGGCTTAACTTCTACCGAAACGAGTTGCGAAGAAGGTTGTGTAGCCACGAGGAAGAGTTGAAAGATGACAAGGACGGCATTCGCGTGTTGAGCGCAAACGCGAAGAAACTCATTCAAGATTCGGAGAAGTATATCCGACATGGTATTAAGGACGTGAATGAATTTCTTGATGAGTACGGTCTGTACAACGTGTGAAAACGGAAAGGAGCGCGTAAGTCAATGAAATACAATGTCGGTGATTTTGTAAAGGTTCGCGTCGGAGGCATGTGGCGCGAGGGCGAGGTCATGCTCGTCAGGGGGGAAAGCGTGAAGGTTCGTTTCCCCGACAACTGTTGCAAGTTTCGGCTGTATTGGGGTTGGTTCAGCGTCAGCGAGGAGGTCGGCGACGTGAAGCCCGTGGGTCGCCAGATTCTGCTGACGGAGCGCAACCTTGAGAGCGCGGAGCGCGTGTTCGGCACGATGCGCAAGGTAAACGAGCCGTTGCAATGGAACGGGTTTGTGGCGTGTCTTGACGCGCTTGGGCTTGCGATACACCGCAAGGGCAAGGACGGGTTTGAAATCGTCGAAAAGGAGGTAAAATGAGAAGGAGAAGCAGACTAAGGCGCATGTTGAATCGGTTTCTGATAAGGGCGTTCCGCCTAAAATGCCGTCATTGCGCAAAGTTCTGGTACAACACGAGCGACGGGTTCGGGTGCTGTCCGAAGCATAACGAGTACCGCACGTGCCATTGCGGAAATGCGGCTTGTGATGACATGGAATTGACATGAAAAAAGTATCATCCTCAAAGGGTCTGATACCCTATGGATAGGGTTAGAGACCCTTTGTATACCCTTTGGCTACCCTATGGAAAGGGTATGGACGGCGTAGCCGAAGGGTCTGAGACCCGTATGTAATGTATATGTACTCTAAGTACATATACTATATCCCAGTGATTAGTAAGAATATGAGTGTTATTATCAAGAAAGGGTTAGGTACTCCACCTCTCGCGTGTGCGCGTGTGCGCGTAGGCGTGTGCGCACGTATGCGCGTGAGGGGGACGCGGGGGTGGGGTGCATTGACTTCTGGGCTATAAGTGCCATGAGTGATTGCGACAAGTGCTGTTGTGAAGACCCGCGAATGTACCCCGTCCCGTGCGAGGCGTGTTCGCCCGATTGCGAATCGGGCAGGCATGTCAGTAGCCGCAAGGAGCGGGAGTTGCTGATGGTCGGGGCGGCGGTTCGGACGGTGGCGTATGACGCGCTCATGTCGGGGTTCGGCGGCCCGCGTCTGCTTTGGACGAAGGTCGGAGAGACGGAAGGGCGCAAGATTGTACGGGCGAACGTGTCGCTGATACGGACGATACCCGTGGAAAGGCATCCCATGATTGTCCGTGCCGTTGTGAAGACGCTGAAAGGCAAGTACGACCGCGACGAACTCATTGCCGAAATCGAGCGCATAGGTCAGGGCGCGGTGGACGACGACGGGGCGACGCTGATTGCCAACGACCAGATTGCGAAGGCGGCGCAGATGATGCAGTTGTCGGTCTGGAAGGCGCAGGGGTGGAAGGTGGTGCAATGGCGGCACTCCCACAAGGCGCACGAGCCGCGCAAGTTGCATATCACGAAGTGGGACGGCAAGAAGCCCGACAAGAGCGGGCGCGTAAACGGGCTTGACGGCTACGTGTTTCCGATTGACGAGCCGCCCGTGATTGACGACAAGACGGGGGAGCGCGGCTACCCCGCGCAACTGATAAATTGCACGTGTCGGCTAATCCCCGTATCATAAGATATATGATATACTAACATTGTCTGAAACGGATAGGTTGGGGGTCATGTCCTGACTGACAATCGCAAAACACGCCGCGCTTCCGTTTCAGTAATTAAAGGCGTGTGAAAAAAGGCGTGTTATGAAAAAAATTGATTGCGTAGAAGTCTGGAAACCAGTTCTTGGTTTTGATGGTTTGTACGAAGTTTCTAATCATGTTGTATCGGTATAAAAATTTGTAAAGCAGAAAATAGAATTAAGCACGTGAAAACTGCTGGTGGTTGGTGTTGGAAATGGAAATGACCAAATGGCTATTGTTGAAAGGTGCAATGTGAAAAAGTTTTTTGCTATACTGATTGCGGTCACGGCGTTGGGTTTCGCGGGTTGCAGGTACTCGCGGGCGAACGTCGGCGGGGAGGCGGACGGCGATGTGACGTTCCCCGTGGTCGAAGAATGGTGGAAGTGAAAGGAGTGGTTAGCCAAATGAGCAAGAATCAATACGCGGCGATGTTCAACCCGAACGGGCTGAGACTGCCGAAGAAACTGGCGAAGCGCGGAATGCTCGGCTTGTCGGGCGGGCGCATACTGCTTCCGTCTCGGTTTGTCATCGAGGGCGGCGTGACGAAGGTGGAGAACCAGGGTCAGTACCCGCATTGCGCCGCCTACGCCGCGTCCACGTTCGGCGAGAGCGTGATTTGGAAGCGCGACGGCTATCCGCCCGAAATCGACCCCGTGAATATTTACCGACACGCGAAGAGCATTGACGGCGACCCGAACGGCGACGGGACGCTTTTGGAGTGTGCGCTGGACGGTCTGTTGCAGTTCGGGTATTTCGACCGCAACGTGTGCAAGGTGAAGACCATCGGCGGGCGTTGGTTCGGGTTCAGCCAAAAGGAGGCGTTGCTGTTGTCGAAGATGGCGGTGTTCCGCTACGGCTCGTGCATCGTCGGGTTCAACATCGACAGTTCTTGGTACACCCCGAAGAACGGCGTGGTGAAGGGCGGAGGCGACGTGCAGGGCGGTCATGCCGTCACCATGATTGGCTTTGACGACGACGGCGTAATCATCCGCAACAGTTGGGGAAGCGGCTACGGACACAACGGCGACATATACCTCCCGAACGCCGTGGCGGAGAGCCAGTTCATGTACGGGGCGACGCTGACGAACGCCTTGAACGGATTGGAGGCGTGAGGAAATGATTAAGTACCGTTGGCGCGACGCAAAGGGCTTCAAGGCGAAGTGCGAGTGGATATGGCTCTGGTTCCACGGGCTGACGGAACTCGCCGTGGTGCTGGCGTTGTGCAACGTCGCGCTTGCCGACGAATGTTGGGAACTGAGCATGACGCTCAACGTTCCCCGCGTCTATGACAACGCGCAGTCGGAGGGGTACAGGAAGTATCAGACGCAGAAACTTTCAGGGTGCTTCACGGTTAGCGCGAACGATGTCGGTGAGCCGACGCTATCCTTCTGCTCGTTGGAGAACAAGACGCACAAGGTCGGCGGCGAGAAAGTGCGGTACTCGGCGGAAGCGGAAGACGTGAAGTGGCATGTCATCGGCTCGAACAAGACGGGGAAGTTCGACGTGCGCTCGGTTTCCATTTCGCTCGTTGCGGAGCCTGACTACGCGAAGGGCGAAGTGCCGACGGAGGACAATTCGCTCGTCGTCGTCCTTTCGGGCAAGGGCAAGTCCAAGTCGTTGAGCGGGAATGTCGCGGGTCAGTTGGGTTGCGGTTGCGCGGAATACGGGCATACAAGCCCGACGAGGATTTGCGGTAATTGCGAAGTGGTAGACACGGCGGCGGTATACGGAACGTGGAAGGCGAAGCGGGTGCGATGAATGGCATTCTGAAATTTGCCGCGCTTTCCGCAACCGTCATGTCGCTGTCGGGTTGCCTTTGTATTTGCCGAGTGCCGTTTCCCGTGCGCGAGGATTTCTCGGACGAAGGGGTATGCACGAACCGCGTATGGC